AGTTGCTAATTATACTAAAGCACTCAAAGGTAATTTGCAGGGTACACACTTACGAATGATAAGACAGGCTGATGATGTGTATAGACAAGCTGTCAGCAGAGGAGTTAACACTGTCCTAACTGGCAGCGGAACAAGAGTTGAGGGTGCACAGAGAGTACTGAACGAGTTTGCTAACAGAGGAGTTAGCGGATTTGTCGATAAATCAGGTAGAAGCTGGAATCTCAAAACTTATGCGGAAATGGCAACAAGGACCACAGCTGCTAGAGCAAGAATAGATGGCTCATTAAATAGATTTCAGCAGAATGGTGAAGATTTGGTAGTTGTTTCGGCACACGCTGAAAGTTGCCCAATATGTGACCCGTGGGAAGGTGAAATTTTAAGTATAAGTGGCAGAAGTGAAGAATATCCTTCTGTGGCTGAAGCGAAAGCAGACGGGTTATTTCACGCTAATTGCACGCACAATACAACACTTTGGGTAGAAGGATTAACAGAAAAACCAGAGCCTGTTGATAGCGCAGAAAATTATGAAGAACGGCAGCAACAACGTTACCTTGAACGAAATATCAGAAAGTGGAAGCGTAGAGAAGTGGCAGCTATGACTGATGAAGAATTAGAGAAAGCTAAAAGTTATAGACAAAAATGGCAAGAAAAACAAAGAGAATTTATTGCGGATACTGGCAGATATAGGAAGTATGAACGAGAGCAGATTACACAAGCTAGATAACACCCGCTCTTTTTTGGTATTTGCAGAGCCTAAAGAACAAAGACTGACGCAGAGAGCGCACCTGCATAAACGCTAAATCAGAATACAAGGAGTGAAAGTATATGAGTTTGAAAGAATTATTAGGTGAAGAATTATTTAAACAGGTAAATGAAAAGTTGAATGAAGGGCAAAAATTAATCGTTAACGACGGGAATTACATTCCTAAAGAAAAGTTTGATGAGAAAACAGAAAAGGTTGCAGCTTTAGAGAAACAAATTAGTCAGCGTGATGAACAAATTGAGCAACTCAAAGAGGACACTAATGCTAGCGATGAGTTAAAATCTAAGATTGAAGAATTACAAGAAAAAAATGAGAAAACTAAAACTGAATTGCAGAAAAAGTTAGAGCAACAGAAGTTGGATTCCGAAATTGATAAAGCTCTATTAAAAAGAAAAGCGAGAAATCCTAAAGCGGTTAAAGCATTATTAGAAATGGATAAAGTTGAAGTTACAGATGAAGGCGTTAATGGATTAGATGAACAGTTAGAGTCGCTTGAAGAAAGTGATGATTATCTTTTTGAAAAAGAAGAAAATAAACCAACTAAAACAGCTGGAGATTTTAACACAGGCGATGATGACACAGGTAATGATAGCAACGAAGATTGGGCCAAGAGAATGGCTGATAAATTTACATTTTAATTAAAAATTATAAAGGAGAGATTTTAAATGGCTAATAGTATTGCACTAGCAAAAAAATATACAACTTATTTAGACGAGGTTTACAAAAGAGGATTAACTTCCGATGTATTAAGTATTCCACAGGAATTAGTTAGAGATGGGCAAAATGCAGGTGAAGTATTGCTTCCAAAAATTGCATTAGACGGATTAGGTGACTATGATAGAGCAACAGGTTATCCTACAGGTTCTGTTAACTTTAATTGGGAAACTCACACATTGACACAAGACAGAGGTGTTCAGTTCACAATTGATAGACAGGATAATTTAGAAGCATTAGATAGCGTATTTACATTTACCGCTAGTCAATTTTCTAAACAAAAAGTTGTGCCAGAGTTAGACGCTTACAGATATGCTCAAATTGCTTCTAATGCAGGAACAACTGTTAATGCTGATTTAGATAAAACTAATGCAGTAGAAGCTATTGATGCTGCTATTGTTGAACTTGAGGATAATGAAGTCAACAAAGAAGGTATGCGTCTATTCATGACACCACAGATATATTCTGATGTCCGCAACTCTGACTTATTCCAGAGAGATGTAATGGATATTGGCGACAGAACATTTGATACTTATGATAATATCCCAATAGTCAAAGTACCTCAAGGTAGATTTTACACTGGAATTACTCTTAATGATGGTTCTAGCACATTTGGTTATTCTGCAACTACAGGTGGAACAGATTATGAGCTTAACTTCCTGTTAGTACATGACGCAGCTGTGCTTCCAATTGTGAAGCAAAGGCAGCTTAAAGTATTTGACCCAGAGACTAACCAAAAAACAGATGGATGGTTAATGCAGTCTAGAGTATATCACGATATTTTTATTCCAGATAACAAGACTGTTGGAATCTATGCTCATACAAAAGCTACAGCTATAGTATAAGGGTGATAATTGATGAAAATTAGAAGAGGTGGTGTTACTCGGCACGTGTCACAGCGTGCCTTTGACACCAAATTTAAGCAACAAGGCTATGAAATTGTAGAGGAAGTTGTAGAAGAAGAATTAGCAGATAAAACTGTTGATGAATTGAGAGAAATTGCTAAAGAAGAAGGGTTAACAGGTTACTACAAATTGAATAAGGATGAATTAATTGCTGAAATTGAGAAGGTGAGATAATATGGCATACGCAAGTATAACAGAATTAGCTGATTATTTAGGCGTATCAGAAGCAGACTTGCCAGGCGATGCTAACAGGCTATTAGAGCGTGCAAGCGACTTGATAGACTATTATACCTTAGGTAGAATAGAAGCTGGAGAAATAGCGTCTAAGGCTACTGTAAGGCAATATGAATGGTGGAGTCAATTCGATGAGTTCGGAACAACTAACTTTTTGAATAACATCTCAATTGGCCCATTTTCAGCAGGGTTAAACAGTGGAAGTAGTGGTGGTAGCATACCAGAGTTAGCACCTAGAGCAAAACAAGTATTATTACTAGGTGGCTACCTTAACAGAGGTGTTGATATACGATGAAACTACCTAAATTTGTACAACCGCATACAGCAACTATAACAGAATATGAAGGTGATGGTGCTTATGGCCCAATTTGGGGCGAAAGTTATGAGATAGACTGCTATTTTGTGCATAAGAAAAAGATTACATTTGATGAAGAAGGCAATGAAATAACATCACCTTCGCAATTGCACACTTCAGCAGACATCAACCCCAAAGAGCAATCAGAAGTCAGTTTTGAGTGGACAACCAAACCATTAGAAGTTATTGCAGTTAATAGATATGACAATGCTATGACAGGTAAATTATCTAATGTAGAAATAATGTTACGTTAGTATTTTCAATTGAGGTGATCGAATGGCAAAATTAAAATGGTATGGTGATAAAGTAGTAAGTGATACTATCAATAAAGCCAGAAAAGCTAATCACAGAGCTGGAGAGGCATTATTAACTGAAGCAAATAAAACTGTACCACACGACGAAGGCACACTTGAGAGAAGTGGGTTCGTAGACAGCAATAAAAACGGTGAAGTATTAACGGTTGTCGCTTATGATACGCCTTATGCAGTTACTCAGCACGAAGATACTACATTATCGCACAGTGGAAAAGGTAGAGCAAAGTGGTTAGAATTAACTTTTAAGGAGTGGTCAAATAAGTTAGAAAAGTTTGTTGCAGAAGAAATAGGTGATATTTGATGTTTGAAGAAGTTATGCAACGATTAGCAAATAATATAAGTGAGATAACTTACAATGAAACTGGGATTAATGGGAATATATTTCAAGATAACCTACCCGCTGAACCAGATATTGCTGTGATGGTGCAAGGAACAGGTGGATTTCCACGTGATATGTGGCTTACAGATTATTTTGAACCCACTATGCAAATAATTGTTAGAGGCACACGCGATCCGAGAGTTGCTAGAAATTTAATCGATAAGATTATTGCAGAAATTGGAGTTTTAGGAGAAGAAAAATTTATAACGTCTGGCGATTGGTATGTTATTAAGTGTCAAGCTATACAACCGATGGGAATTTATATCGGGCCAGATGACAATAACAGACACAGATTTTCAGTTAATTTTGAAATGGAAGTTAAAAAAATATAAGGAGTGATTAATTAAAATGGCAGCTACAAACAAAGTGTTAGCAAGAAATTATACTATTGAAGTATATGACGGAACAGCTTATTTGCCAATCAATGGTATTAATACGCTGACAATTTCAACAGAGAAAGAAAGTACTGACACTACCACTTTTGATAGCGATGGAATGGCAGAACACTTAGCAACACAGAGAGCAAAAACTATTACAGCAGAAGGTTATGAATACTATGATGGTGCTACACAGGATGCAGGACAAGCAGAAGTTGAAAACTTATCTGATGCAGTAGGCACAGCAGCAGAAAGCACATTGCACATTGTACACGATAATTCTGGCAGAGAAAAATGGCTTAATGGTACATTCAACTTATCTGATATTGGTGGAGGAAACAATGACCCTTCCAGTTGGGGTTTTGAGTTTGAGAGAACAGGTGCTTCATTAGACGTAGACCCTAATAGTGTTGTATAATAATTAATCTTTAGATAACAAAAAATGGAGGGATAGATTATGAGTAAAACAATAGATTTTGATGCATACAGAGCAGAGAGAGCAGATGAAAAAATTATAATCAAGGCTTTAGGTGAAGAACTGGAGCTTCCGCCTTCACCTCCTCTTTCCACGATGGAAAAATTATTGGCATTGTATAAGCAATCTGGAAGCAAGGCAACAATTCCAGAAGAAGAAGTGATTATAATGTTAGAAGCACTTTTAGGAAAAAAACAATATAGAAAATTATCAGATGGAGGATTGACAGTAGAAGAAGCCGAATGGTTAATCAAGGAATTATGGAAACAGTATAATCCTCAGCCAAAAGAGCAGAGTGATACAAAAAACACGGAAGCTTCGACATCGCGGAAAAATGGGGATTTATAGAAGCAGATTTTTTGCGAGAATATAATATAGACTTAGTGCAAGAGGCTGATAATTTGACTTGGAGAAAATTTAAAGTGTTATTAAAGTCATTATCAGCTGAATCTGCACTTGCAAGAAGCATACAAAGCGATGAAGAAGCACCAATTGAAGACGAAGAGGGAGTATTGATGAATATGTTATAGAAAGTAGGTGAAACATGGCTGTCAAAGTTGGAGAATTATATCAAGAATTATCACTTAAAGATAATAAATTTACTTCTGGAATGACACAAGCCCAGAATAAAATGGAGGGTTTTTCATCAAGGTTAAGTAGTGCTGGCGGTACATTAACAAAATTTGTTACTGGGCCAATGGCATTGTTAGGTGGAGCTTTATTAGAAAATGCTAGAAGGACAGGGAATTATGCCGATAGCATATTAGACTTAGAATCTGCGACAGGACATACAACTGATACTATACAGCGTTATCAAGCAGTAGCGGAAAGGGCTGGAGTAAAAACAACAGCTTTCACAGATGCAAGTCAAAGATTATTACAACAGATGTCAAGAAGCGAAGGCGGTTCAGCATCGCTTAATGAAGGATTGCAAAAATTAGGATTAACCTTTGAAGATATTTCAGAAGCAACACCAGACGAACGGATGAACACTCTTATTACGAGACTGAGAGGTGTAGAAGACGCTAATAAGCGCGCTCAAATAGGTACACAACTTCTAAGAGGTGGTTATGAAGACTTAGCGCCAATCCTTGATTTATCAGCAGAAGAATTTGAAAAAGTTTCACAACAAGCAAAAGAATCTGGAAAAATAATGGATACTGACGCACTTAACTCAGCTAATAATTTCAGAATGAGTTTGGATGAGCTAAAGCAAGAATTCACAGGGCTAATGAGAAGTATAGCTGTTGATTTTATGCCCGTTTTAACTGATAGTTTAATGCCGTTTTTGAAAGAAAGTTTAATACCATTGATGAGAAATTTATCTAAAATAGTTAGTGGTTTGTTCAAATGGTTCAATAATCTTTCAAGCGGAATGAAAACTGTGTTTGTAGCAGGCGTGGGGTTATTAGGAGTGTTAGGGCCATTATTAACTGCCTTGAGTGGTATAGTATCAGCAAGTGTTACTCTTGCACCATTATTATCTACAATAGCAGCTGGCTTTGGAGCAATATCAGCACCAGTTGTTGCAAGTGTAGCAGGTGTTACGGCGTTTGCAGGTGCAGCTACATTAGTATATAGAAGCTGGAAAGAGGTTTCAACAATGTTAGCTGATCTATGGACAGCAATGAAAGTTAACGTCGATAATTTTACTATCCAAGCGAGAATTTCATTTGAAAAAATGAAAATAGCTATTTTCAGAGTTGTTAATAGCATAATTGAAAGAATGTCAGCATTAGAAAGTTTGCCGTTCGGTGTAGGTGAAAAATTTGCTGGTATGGGCGATAAAATAACTGGCAGTGTTGATGATGCAAAAAGTTCTATTTCACAATTAGTATATCAAATGTATGAGAACGAAGAAGAATTAGCAAGTGCTAATAGTAATTTTAGCGAAAGTTTTGGAAATGCTAAAGATGCTATTGTTGAAGATATTGTAGGAATATTAGATACCCTTAATATATTTTCCAGCGATTATAAAGGTGAAGTTGAAACAATAACTGATTTTGTATCAGAAGAATATAGTTTTCAAACTGATGAAATAGAGTCTAATATCAATGAACAAAACGAAATAGTTGATAATGGATTGCAAGAGAGACAAAATATTGAAAAAAGATATGCTGACCAATGGTTTGAAATGAACAACGATAAAATAGCGATATTAGAAAAAGAAAAACAAGAAGCTATTAAAAATGCAGAAGCAAAAGGCGCAGAGACAGAAATAATTGAAAAGGTATATGATGAAAAAATACTACAAGCTAAAATTGAAAAAAGAAAGCGCGAAGCTGAATTGGAAAGACAAGCGCAAGAACAAAGAACAAAAATGCATCAAGAAATGGTTGAGCAAGCTGAACAAGAAAAGCAAAAGGAAATAGAAAAAGAGCAAGCTATTAGAGAGCAAGTTAGAAAAACAAATGAAGCTAAATTTGAAGCGACTGAAAGGTATATGTCACGTTTGATTGAACAAAATGCAACTGAAAAAGAAATGTTAACTCTGAAAATGAACAGAGAATTAGAAGCTAATAAAAATAATGAACAGGCTAAATGGGCTATTAAACAGTATTATCAAAATGAAATTGACAAATTAGAGGAAGAAAATCATCAGAAATCAATGGAACGCACAGAAAAAGAATTAAGTTTCCTCCAAACTGGATTTGCTTATGCTTTTTCCTCAATTCTGCAGGGAACAAAAAGCGTTACTGAAGCATTTCACGATATGTGGATAAATGTGTTGAACAAAGTTATGGATAAGTTAGCTGAAATGGCTGCCTCAAAAGTATTCGGATACGTTACAGGTGGCGGTGGAGGCGGACTTCTAGGAGTCGGTGATTTCTTTGGTGGTATTTTCCACAACGGTGGTACAGTACCCGGCCCAATCGGGCAAGAACGCTTAATCTTAGCGCAAGCAGGCGAAACAGTATCCCCTATAGGCTCAAACACAGGCTCTAGTGGTGGAGGATACAGCACAGCTAATATAAGTGTTAACTTAGATGGAAAAACCATCGCACAAGCCGTGAAACAACCCTTAGTAGACACAATTAGAATAACAGGAGGTGCGCGCTTCTAATGAAAGCAATTATAGGTGGAACAACTTATAGCATCAAAATTAACACTTTTCAAGCAGAGGACACTATTGAGATGCGTGCCACCTGTTCATTTTCTATCCCAGACAAACAAAATGAATATACTTTCAAAAAAGGTCAACCTGTTACAATAATAGATGACAAGAATAATGATGAGCAAATATTTGCAGGTTTCCTTGAAACTAGCGATAAGTACCCCTTATCAAGCAGGCAAGCTAACGCATATATGCACGATATAGTTTGTATTGATATGCATTATCTAGCTGACAAGAGGCGTATAAGCTATGCAGCAAGAAATAAATTAGCAGGAGATATAATTAAGGATATAGTTGATCAAAAACTTGTTGAGGAGGGTGTGTATTACAGTAAAGACTTAAATTTTGTTGAAACTACAACAGTAGATTTCTCAACTGGCACATTATCAAATGTAGTTGCTGAAAATGATAGTTTGAGATTAGATAAAACCGGCTCTGATGTAACTGACATTGAAACTACAACAGCAGATTTCTCAACAGGCACTCTGACT